AACGCCAACTTCTCCACCGCCTACGGTTTGGAAAATGCCTGTGGGCTTGCCTGTGCCGTCGCCGATAAGGAAGGCTTCCTCTTCTTTGGAACCCATACGCCTGCCGAATTCTTTAGCGATGTAGCTTTCCAGGTCAAAGACCGAGTCGTTTAAAAGTTCCTCGGAGACTTTGAGCATAGTCGCCAGCTTATAGGCACCGATGGAGACCTGGCCGAAGGCAGGATCAGATTCCGGGATGGCGGCTTCTTCGTCCACCCAGCTAGCCGTGCCTTTTGTTGCAACAACAGGGATTTTGCGATCTCCGGAAGATGTCTGAATGACATGAGCGATTTTTCTGAAGATGTTTTCTTCTTCCAACGCTTCCACAAGTGTCTGTTCAAACTCATCCGGAGCCAAATAGCCGCCCTCGGAGTCCGTACCGACCTGCAGGGCGTTCGTTATAACAGCGTTCTTCTTTCTCATAAGGTTCCAGAAATCACGCTTGTAGGCATCACTGCCCCTGCCGGTCTTGTCTTCCTTGGCCTGCATAGGGTTTGTCACCACAGGACGGCTGGTCGCTTCGTTAAGCTTCATGTCCATGTCCCGTTGGCGTTCCAGGCGGTCGATTTCTTTTCCAAGATCGACGACTTCCTGTTCCATCTTTTCGTAGGCGGCCGTGTTTTCTGCTGAGACGATGCCTTTGTCGTCTCGCTTTTCTTCCAAAAAGGCCTTAGCCTTTTCCCAAACTTCAAGGCGTTTGTTTCTCAGTTCCTGAATTTTATTCATTTCTTCGTCCTCCTTAATGACGTAAAAGTTCGAGCCTTTTTTCAAGCTCTGTGTATCTTGTGCCTGTTTCGGATTGTTCTTGAATGTCTGTTTCTTCAGCGGGTTTTGTCTCCTTCGCTACCCTCTTGAAAACAGCATCTGGGCTGATTTTGTTTAGGACTTGAGCCACCATCTTTCTGGCGGCATAAGCCATGCCTTCCTCCGGTTCGCTTTCTTCTCCGGTGAAAAGGAAACCGTCGCAAAATCCCAGCTCCTTTGCCTTCCTTGCATTCATCCATGTTTCGTCGTCCATCAGCCGGGAGATCTTATGCCTTGAAAGCCCGGTCTTGAGTTCGTAGGCATTGATGATGGAGGCTTTGACCTCCTCAAGAATGCTTACGGCCCTTTCCATCTCGTCCTTCCAGCCCTCGGCAATGGTCGTCGGGTTATGGATCATCATCATGGAAGAAGGGCTCATCAACACTTCGCCGCCGGCCATCGCAATGACAGAAGCGGCAGAAGCGGCTAGGCCTTCTACTTTGACCGTGATTTTTCCCTGATGGTCCATGAGCATGGTGTAGATCTGTGATGCCGCAAAGACATCACCGCCCGGAGAGTTGATCCAGACCGTTAAATCTCCCGGATGTCTTTCCAGCTCCGACAAGAAAAGAGCCGGTGTGACCTCATCGCCAAACCAGCTCTCTTTTGCAATCGGTCCGTCCAGTCTTAGGACGGTTTCTCCCTTTTCCGGATCTCCTCGTTGAAAGACCCAGAACTTACGTTTTTCCATTTGCTTTCACCTCCCTGCCGGCAAAGATGCCAGCGTCTTCAAGTTTGGTCATGTTGCCGTTGATCAAGTACAGATCTCCTCCTTCTTCTTTTGATATTAGGTTCATGTTTTCAAGCCTCCTGATATCGTTGGCGCTCATCCAACCGTTTTGTCTGGCTGTAGCATAGCCGCGCATCCTGCTTTCATAGTCACCTCGAAGAAGACCGTCCACATTGAACTCAACAAAATAATCTTGTCGTTCAGATGGGTAAAGAAGTGTCTTGTTCATCGCCTGCTCGAGTCGAACCAGCCAAGGTCTAATGGTGTGAACGACAAAGCTAATAGACTGATGCTCGATATTGGAAAAAGTCGCTTTGTCGAGGTCTGCCACCAGATGTGGCGGCACACGGTAGATACGACAGATTTCCTCCGTCTGGTACTTTCTTGTTTCAAGAAACTGTGCTTCATTCGGTGGAATCCCGATCTGCTTGTAGGTCATGCCTTCCTCGAGGACAGCCACCTTATTTGCATTGCCGGAGCCTTGAAAGAGCTGGTTCCAGCTTTCCCTAACCTTGGACGGGTCCTTAAGCGTCCCCGGATGCTCCAAAATACCGCCCGGTGCGGCTCCGTTTGCGAAGAAACTCGCCCCAAATTCCTCTGTTGCCATAGCCATGCCGATGGCGTTTCTCGCCATTGTAATCGGCGAGTAGCCGACCAGGCCGTCAAATCCAAGGCCGGGAATATGAAGGATTTCTTCTTTGCGAAACGCTATATTCTTCATGCCGCTTTGGTAAAGGTAGATGAGTTCATCCTCCTCGTTGCGGCTGACCTGCATCTTGTCCGGCAAAAGGGGATATAACCCAGTAATTTCGCCATGTCCGTTTCTCAGTATCTGTGAATAGCTGTTCCCCCATAGCAAAAGATGCGTCATCATGGTCTCCCTGAAAATGAACGAGGTCATTTCCGGATTCGGTGCATCGTGCAGGAGAAAGTACAAAGGATGTCTTGTATCCCGCTTTTTACCTTCATCGACATAGCGATAAAGGTGCAAGGGCAAGCTTGCAACGGTCTCAGCGATGACTCTGACACAAGCGTAAACCGCCGCCGATTGCATGGCGTTTTTCTCCGTCACCTGTTTGCCGGAAAAGGACGGAGCAAAGAAAAATCGGAATACTGACGGTTTTGTCAGCTCCGGCTTGTCTCGGCTTTTGAATAGATTTTTTAGAAGTCCCAGAGGACATCACCTCCTTGCATTTTTCTAAAAGAGTAGCAACCCTCGCTCGTCATAAACAGAGCCGGAGTCACTCCCTTGATTTCTGATTGCCCGATCAAGGGCCATGATAAGAGCTACCGCTCCGTCAATTCGCTCGGTTGATTTTTCCTTGTCCGGCTTGATGTTTCCAGCCGGGTCAGTGCGAACAAAAATATTATCAACGCACCAGCGAAGAACAGGATGCCCGCCGTGTGCGAGTTTTTCTTCCAAGACCAGCTTCATCAACTCTTTAGTCGGAGGACTCATGTCCTTGTATCCTTGCCCGAAGGGAACTACGGTAAAGCCCATGTCTTCCAAGTTCTGGCTCATTTGCACCGCACCCCAGCGATCAAAGGCGATTTCACGAATGTTGTATTTCATGCCTAAGTCTTCAATAAACTTCTCAATAAAACCGTAATGCACAACATTGCCTTCAGTCGTAAGAAGAAAGCCTTCTTTTTTCCAGACATCATACGGCACATGGTCCCGGCTTACCCTAAGCGGCACATTCTCTTCCGGTATCCAAAAATACGGAAGGACAAAATAAGGCTCCTCATCTGTTTCCGGAGGAAAGACCAGGACAAAGGCGGTCAAGTCGGTCGTGCTTGAAAGGTCAAGCCCGGCGTAGCAAACACGGCCGAGAAGCTCTGTTTTGCTGGCCGGGAAGCTGCAGGCATCCCACTTTTCCATCGGCATCCAACGGACAGACTGCTTCACCCATTGATTGAGCCTTAACTGCCTGAAGATATTCTCCTCAGCAGGGTTTTGCTTGGCGCTGTTGCAGGCAAGTCGAAGTTTTTCAATATCAACGGTAATACCAAGTGAAGGATTGGCCTTCTTCCAGACTTTCTCATCTGTCCAATCTTCATCCTCATCCGCTCCGAAGATGACAGGGTAAAAGCTCGGATCCCGCTTTCTCCCTGCAAGGATATCCTCCGCTTTTTGATGAACTTCCCAGCAGATAGAGTGCCTATCCGTTCCCGCTGTTGTGATCAGGAAGTAGAGCGGCTGCTTTCTAGCATCGCCCGAGCCTTTGGTCATAACATCGTAGAGCTGGCGGTTAGGCTGAGCATGAAGCTCATCAAAAACAACTCCGTGAACATTGAGACCGTGTTTGGTATAAGCTTCGGAGGATAAGACTTGATAAAAACTGTTTAGAGGTTTATAAATAAGCCGCTTCTGTGATATCAAAGGCTTGATTCTGGCCTTCAGCGCAGGGTTTTGTTCCACCATCTGCACAGCGACATCAAAGACGATGGATGCCTGCTGACGGTCGGCAGCACAGCCATAAATCTCGCCTCCATATTCAAAGTCGCCGCAGGTCAGGTATAAAGCAATGGCAGCGGCAAGCTCACTCTTGCCTTGTTTTTTCGGTATCTCAACATAAGCAAAGTTAAACTGCCGATAGCCGTTAGGTTTTACGATGCCGAAGAGGTCGCGGACAATCTGCTCCTGCCAGTCAATCAAATCAAAGGGCTTGCCGTACCACTCGCCCTTAGTATGTTTAAGGAGATTGATGAAGGTCACAGCACGATCCGCCATATCCTCATCGTAGTGGGATGTGGGCAGCATGAATTTTGTCGGTGTATAGTTTTCAAGTTTTCTCATGCCGTCCTCCTCTCCAAATAAAAAAAACGACCCCTTAGGCCGTACTACGAGCAAAAGCCCCTAAGGGCTGATGCACTTTATTTTTCAGTTGTAACTAGGCGTGCTCAAAGCACCATTTGATGGCGTGACCGCTGTCTTTAAATCGCTCTTCCGGTTCCGCTATTAGAGACAATCTTGCATCAAGCTCGCTCGGAGCATCTTCAAGGTCGACCATCTCATAGATTCTTGCTAGGTAGCCGCCATTTTTTGCAGGAGCAGCGAAAAACACCTGGTCATTCCACCGTACGACTGCTGAAAAGTACTGGTCTCTATGCTTGCCAAGTTTTCTTAATGTTGTAAAGTCTCTCATTTCTGGCAGCTCCTTTTGAGGTATTCGTTCCAGCTGATTTCGCCGGCTTCATAAGCGGCTCTTGCAGGGTCTTTTTCCTTCGCTAAACGCTTCTTTTCTTCAAGTCTCTTCGTTGCTTCTAAAAAACTCTTTCTTTTTAATTCCTTGTTTGTCATATCCTTGACCTCCCTTGTTTTTGTACGTACATATTCGCTCTAAAAGAGGTAAAAGCCAAGTCCTAAAAGCCTTTATTTGCAGGGTTTTAAGCCTACTTATGCACAAATTATCAGCAAGATTACCTGTCGCTATTGGACAAGTATTTCTCATCACCTGTAAGAATAAACCTGCCGTAGTCGGCTCTGTTTTCCTCGATGAAAATCACCAATTCGTAAAAGTCCATCTCATTAGCGATGCGCTGCACCATATAGCTGTCCAGCATATTGGTCTTGCCGCTGTCACGGATAGTAATGATTTGCTCTTTTAAGCTCATTCATCAATCCTCCTCGCAGAATCCTCACCATAAACGACATTGAGTCCCGAGCCGTTGTCCCAGCGGACAAGGATGCTTCCGATGTCATCGACGGCAATCACCGTGCCTTTCGTACCTACAGGAGGCGCCTGCGGATCATCCATCTTTAAAAGCTCCACTCTGGCTCCTCTTGGATAGGATTTCCTTAGTGCTTCAAGAGCATGTTTGTTAATCGTTCTCACGGCTTTCCTCCTTAGAATGACGGTAAGCGGAAGAACCGCTTAGGTTTTGAAGCAGCATTCTTCTTGCGTCCTTGTATTCCTCACCGATGTAGCCGAGCCTTAAGAGAAAACAGCGGAAGCTGTACTTCTCGTTGTCCGTCACGGTTTCCCGTTCCAGAACCCTCGTCTGTTCTCTCGCCATCTGGCAGAGCTTGGAGACAAACTCCGTATAGACTTTTGCTTCGTCAGCTCCAAGGATGCGGTCAAACCAGGGAAAGTCCACCGTCTCGATGTTTCGTTCTGCTGTGGTGCGGTCGGCGTTCAAGGCTTTCTTTATGAGTGCCCCCTTGGATTCCAAGATCCGGTCCAGCTTCTGCATGGTTTCTGTTGTAAAGAACTCGGCCGGAAAGGAAATGGTAAAACCGTCTTTTACAGTCTCAAAGCCCTGTGCTTCAAGTTCTGCGACAATCCTCTCAACATCATCTCTCAAGAAATTAACGCCCCAAATCATCGTGCCGTCTTTTTCTAAAAAAGAGTTTCCAATGCGGTAGCTCATGGACGGCATACCAAGGTAGTTCACTTCCGTTTCGAGTGTCTCCGCCAGTGCTTTGGCGAGGTCTTTTCTTTTGTATCCCTCGAGGGAAAATCTTGTTTGCATGGTTTTTTCCTCCTTCTTTTTGTAGGTACATGTTCGCTCTAAAAGGAAGATAAGCCAAGTCCTAAAAGCCTTTATTTGCAGGGTTTTTGGAAGATTTATCCGACAAATTTACAGCTTCTTGTTTGTTAAGATTTGACGGTCTTCACAAGTTTTTCGTAGGGGATTTTCTTGCCGTCCCGCTCCACAAAAACACCTGTTGCATCACCGTTTTTATACTCCACATACCGTCTTAAAATCACAGAAGCATACTTGTCATCAATCTCCGCCATGTAGCAGATACGGTCGGTCTGTTCGCAGGCAATGAGGGTAGAACCGCTGCCGCCGAACAAATCAAGAACGATGCTGTTTGCCTGGCTAGAGTTTTGAATGGGATAGCTTAAAAGGTCAATCGGCTTTGAGGTCGGATGGTTCTCGTTTTTCTTAGGCTTGGCAAACTGCCAGACTGTCTTTTCCGCACGGCCCGCATACCACTTGTGCTTTCCTTTTTTATTCCAGCCAAAGAGAATCGGCTCATGCGACCACTGGTAAGGTGACCTTCCGAGAACCAGCGAGTCTTTTGCCCAGATGCAGACACCAGACAAATGAAAACCGGCATCTTCAAAAGCTTTTCTAAAAGTGAGGCCTTCCGTGTCCGCATGAAAGACATAAGCGGATGCTCCGGCTTCGGAAACATCAATCATGTTCTTAAAAGAGCTGAGGAGAAAGTCATAGAATTCATCCGCTTTAAGATTGTCGTTTTTAATGGATAGACCGGATGCACTCTCATAACTCACAGCATAGGGCGGATCGGTCAGGATAAGGTTCGCTTTTTTTCCGTCCATGAGCTTTTGTACATCTTCACGTTTTGTTGCGTCACCGCAAATAAGCCGATGCTTTCCGACCGTCCAGACATCGCCCGCCTTCACAAAGCTTGCTTCCTCCAAAGCGGCAGTCAGGTCGAAGTCGTCTTCTTCCGTTTCGATTTCACCTAAGAGCTTATGAAGCTCGGCGTCTGTAAAACCTAAAAGATCCAGGTCAAAGTCCGCTCCTTCCAGTTCGGAAAGTTCTATTGAGAGCATTTCTTCATCCCAGCCGGCATTCAATGCAAGCCTGTTGTCGGCCAAAATATAGGCGCGCTTTTGCGCTTCGGTCAGATGTTCCACAAATACACAGGGAAGCTCCGTCAAACCTTCTTCTTTGGCGGCTAGAACCCGGCCATGCCCTGCCAAGATGTTGTAATCCTTG